GTGCGAACTTCAAGATCAAGATTCGCAATGTCGATGGATACCGCAACTACGACAAGTCGGAGTTCTCTGCATCGGCTCCCCTGCTTGAGGGCAATGACAAGGAACTTGAGGCATTGTGGAGAAAGGAATACTCCCTACAGGAGTTCACCAAGCCCGATCAGTTCAAGTCTCATGCTGAACTGAAGACAAAGTTTCAGTCAGTGATCAACGGATCAACTACGCAGAAGGCAGAGGAAATGGACCTTGAGGAGGAGGAAGAGACTCCTCAGAAGAAGTTCACTCCGAAGTTCCCTTCGGCAGAAGCGAAGAGTCCGGGTCGTCAGGTGAAGGCTAAGAGCGAGGAGAGCGATGGCGATGATGATGCCCTCGACTACTTCAAGCGACTTGCCGACGAATCGTGATTTATACATACTGGTGTTCGCCCCAATCTTCTCACTGAGTCGGTTGTGGGGACGGTGCAAGCGTTCATTACGCTATTCACTGCGCGTTGGGGAGGTAACTCACCCCGACAAGGAACTTCGCTACCGGACACGCCCCACAATGATGGGGCGTGTCTTTTTACATCTACTAAATACTGGCATGAGCAAGAAGAAGCATAACATTCAAAACGAACACCATGAGTCGGATTATTCCTTCATGCGTAGATGCGCCGATAAGATGGGACTACCTTGGCAAGTTATTGTTTCAAATCAAGTCTATGTTGACTTGATGCGAGAGGCGAGGTATAGTGGTATGTCGGTCAATGAAGCCACGGAGTACTTCCGAGAAGTCATCTCCGAAAAGAAAGATACAGAGAAGAAAACCAAGGTTCGTACACCTGGTCAGAGCATGGACATATCGAAGAGGAGCAAGGATTTCCCCACTCCTCCCTGTGAAATGGACAAGTGATTGAAGAAATACAACTACATTCCGACCCAACTCGACCTTGAACCTCTCGTTGCCGTTCAGGGAGAGGAGGGCAGGACGTATCAGACTCCTTCGGGCATCAAACTCCCATCCGTCACCACGGTCACGGGATTTGAAGGCAAGGAAGGATTCGATATCTGGCGGCGCAAGAATCCCGCTGAATCCGTCCGCGTCGTTGATCGCGGAAACAAGATCCATTCCATGATGGAGCATCTGCTCAAGAACGAGGAAGTCGAACTTACGGAGAACGTCGAGATCGACTCGCTGTTCCATATGCTCAAGAACCATGTCGAGGACCATATCGACAATGTCTATGCACTTGAGACTCAGATGTGGAGCGAGTCAATCGGTCTTGCGGGTCGCGTCGATTGCATCTGCGACTATGATGGAAAACTCTCAGTCGTTGACTTCAAGGGTTCCAACAAGGAGAAGGCTGAGAGCGGCATCAAGAACTACTTTCAGCAAGCCACGGCATATGCCCTGATGTATCAGGAGATCACAGGGCGTAAGGTCGAGCAGATCGTCATCCTCGTTGCCAACGAGACGGGTGTCCTACAGGAGTTCAAGAGAAAACCCATCGATTATGTCGATGGGCTTCTTCGTGCCATTCAGTTGTACAAGCAGTGGCATGAGATCAAGCCACCCTCGACTCTGTTCAGTTGAAACCGATTAGACCCGCTCCCGCACTCTTTATCTCGCGCACCTTCAGCGGAAGAATGCCACCGGCGGGAATCGCTACGGCACAAGTTGCACCACCAAAACCACCATTGCCATTAAACCTCCAAGGGACAACTACTGCGGTGATTGGTGATGACGTTGAATTGTGCAATGCCATGCAACCAGCCGACGATCCTCCGGTTGGAATGGAAAAAGCCTCTGTATAGGTCTGAGACATAAATAAATCCTCCTGTTCTATTTAGCAAAAGGACACTTTAGGAAATCTCAAAAACAGAGCATACATACATCTATAAGGGTAATGATGCCCAAAGGAGAAACGGAAATGGAAGTAATCAAGGATTTTTTCGGTAGCATCGGTTGGCTCATCGTCGCATTTGTCGCTGGAGCCTTCCTCGGCGCACCACTTTGGACTTGGGCTAAGGACAAGTTGCCCTGGAACAAGTGAACTGACATCTCTTAGGCACGGGAACGAACGACGAGTTTTCTCGTCGTTTTTCCTTTATACATACCATTGGGAAATCAGGAGATTCAAATGCACTATTTCAACAGGAAAGATGCCCTTGCCGATGTCGCGGGTAATCTTCTAAACAAGACTCGCAATCAGACCTTGGCAGAGGCTCTCTACACAAAGAACGTGCAGGGAACTCCCGATGGCAGGGGTTTGTTCTACATTGAGGATCAGGACAACCTACAGGCAATCAACAACTTCATCAAGAACTTCACGATGGGAATGCATCAGCACCCACACGACCTCATTGCAAAGTTGCTCGTCAACCTACAGAGTGTCGGTCTGGTCGTTGACAACTATGACGATGGGGAAGGCACATACGATGTCTACCAGTACGGCAAACTTGCCAGCGATCATCCTGTGACGGGAGATATGGCAACAGACGACATCATCTTCATGAGAAGCAAGAAGCACGGCAAACTGAAGATCAAGAAGTCTGCCGTTCCTGGTGGATTGTTCACCGTCGATGCCGAGTTGTACCTTCTAGCCGACAAGCCAAAGAACCGCGAGAAGCCGATCAAGCAACCATTTCCAGAGCAGAAGTAATCTGAATGTGGGAAGATAGACTGTGCGACGAAGGATTCATTTCCTTCGCACTTCAACACTATGAAAATCCCCAATGTGAATCTCTTGGAGAGTTCTATGAGGATCTTGATCGCATCAAGTACCTCAAGAGGCTGATGAACAGGACAGACGGGGATCTTGCACAGAGAAACAGACTGATACTGAACCATTTGATAATAATCACAAATGTCTTCGGAATCAAAGCAGGAAACAGGATACTCTTCTACCGAATGGAGGAGAAGTACCATAGATACCTGAAGACCTACCTTCACTTCCTGAACGTGCTTGCCAAGGAAATACCCGAGGCAGCACTGAGCGGAATGGAAATGGATGATGCTCTTCTTGGGGAACTGAGGAAGATATGAAGACCTACAGACAGATCGCTGAACAGACCCTTATGTCCGAGGCAGATGCCCTCATAGAGGAAGCAAAGGGAGATCCAAGGAAGATGGAGATCCTCCTGTCCATGCTTGAGGAAGTCAATACGGCATCCGCACCTGGTCTTGCTATGGTTTCCGATGGCGAGCCTGTCTCGCCCAAGTACTCGCAGAAGCAGTTCGGCAAGGGCATCTGGCGCAGGAAGCGAAGGAAAGACGGTCAATGAAACTATCGATAGACATCAAGAACACGACGCTGATGGAGACTCACTACATCGTGTATGGAGTCGATGACATCACTGTCGATGATGTGATGGATCTCATTCCCACCGAGGAACTTGAGATGCTTGCCGAGGGTGCAAAGCGCAAGATCGTGATTCGCGGTGGCAAGAAGCGCATTGTCTTCAAGTGTCCCAAGGGAACGAAGTTGGCAAAGCGCGGTGGAAAGACATGTGTACGCATGGGTGGAGCGGAGAAGGCTCGACGCTCCCGCACTGCAAGGAAGGCTGCAAAGAAGTCTCGCAAGAAGCGAGCGGCAGCAAATAGAAAACGAGCCAGGTCAATGAAGAAGAGAAAGGCATTGGTGAGGAGATGAGCAAGTTTACATTGTCGTTGATGGTTGGATTCGCAATGTTCTGCACGGGCTGCTGCCTTCGTCTTGGTGAGAACACCAGGGTCGGAGTCAACTGCTGTGGGCAGAAGGACACGGAGAACTTCATCGTGGATGGCGAGGAGACGGATGCTGGCGCAACCGTAGTTGCCACGCCAACTGATGGAGGCAAGAAGGGTGGCGGCGAGGTCATCGTTGGTCTTGTGCTTGCCGCAGGGCTTCTTGGCTATGTTGCATGGAAGGTGATCGGCGGAATGAAGGCAAAGCCTGTGATGCTCAAGCCCCCTGCGGTGCTTGTCGAACAGCCGAAGCAAGAATCAGATGCTGCTCAGAAGTAAATCCTGATGCATCTTCTTGCAGATGAAGTAGGAATCCACTACATCTGAAACGGGCGAAGTGACATCCTTCTTATCGGGTGTCATTATCGCTTTTAGGTCTATTCCTGTTTCCCGCAGGAATGCATCGTGCATCATCTGCTTGTCTGCATTTCCCTTGCCGCTTCCTAGTTTCTTCACTTCGGTGGGAGGGACGATGGTGACGGGAATGCCTTCCTGAAACAACTTGTACTTGAGGACTCCCGTATTCTCCGCTATGTGGAATATCTTTCCCGTAGCGGAGTATGCATATCCCTCAAGTGAAACCTGAGAGCAGTTCTTCAGGATGTCTATAGCCCAATCAGCGATGCTCTGGTACCGCTCCATGTCCTCGTTCCATTCGGAGAACATCTCGCCGTGTATGTTTCCGAGGAAGGACTTGGCATACTTCTTCGTGTCCGTGAGGTAGTAGAAGCAGCAGTCATCGTAGGAGAACTTTCCCCCGCCTTCGAAGACGCAGATGCATGGACCACACAGTGAGTAGTCAATGCCAGCGATGTTGTGCAGGGGATGGGTCATGAATCATAATACAGTTGCGAGGATATCCGTGAACAGGGATTCCTTTTCTATGTAGTTTCTAATATAGGGTTTTCCATCGGGCTTGAACTCCTGCTTCACACGGACCTTCAAGAAGTCCTTTCCACCAGAACTTATGAACAGCGTGGGAAGTTCACTGCCACCGTAGGTGACGCGAGACTCAAACTTGCGTGCCTTTATCTTTTCATATACCTTTTCAAACTCATAGACTGCTGCCTTGCCTCCACCCAACTGCAAGAGAGTGACATTGTCTTCGTTTAGAGTCGCGAAATACTTGACTGCATCAGCCATCTTCTTAATCAGTTTGGTTGCATTCTTTCCCTTGAAGTCATTGTTCAGCAAATCACTTATCTTCTCGAATACCATTCCAATCGCTTCTCCACCTTTCTTCTTTTTGAACATCGTATTGTCATACTTGCTTTCAAGCGAAGCGATCTTACCACCATATCCGAAGAACTTCTCCCACAGTTCCTTCTGCTTTTCGAACTCCGAACCTCCGACTTGACCGAACTGCTTCACATCTCCTGCCTTCAGTGAAAGATTGATATTGACTGGAACGAGTTTTCCCTTGTCGTCAGTAACCTTGACACGGACATCGACCTTGGTGGTCTTTTGCCCACCAAGTCCATCAGATACGACCTCAATGCGGTCGAATCTATTGTTTTCATAGAGTGTTATAGCCCATTCGCTGACATGATCGCTGTTCACATACTTCACTGCTGAATCGGCATATTCCTCAAGGATATCCTCGTTCTTTGGATCAAGCAGTGCGGTCATGTTCACTTCAGCAAGAGAAATGTATGTTCTGACAACATCGCTTATCTTGGGATTCTTGTTCGGGGAATCGTATTCGACTTCGATATATTTTCCCGCTTTACCGGTATAGTTCTTAATCTTGGTCTTTGCCAATTTGCGGATGAGAGCAAACACATCTGCTGTCTTTATGGACTTGTCCTTATGGAGGAATCTTGCTGCAATCGCCGCTGCTATGATTCCTTCTGAAGCATCTCCCTTGTTCACATTCACCTTTGGTTTTTCAAGTGAACCGATTGCTATGACGGGATTCTTGCTGTCGTTGGTCTGTAGTGAAATGTTAAGTGCCTGTGACTGTGTCTTGGCACCACCCATTCCCAATTTCTGCCATTCCTTGATTGCCTTCTTGTTGAAGTCGTTGTTCTTCAGAATGACGGACTTTGTTCCAACCTTTATGGGGGTGTTCCTAGTCATCGACTCATTGAGTATTTCTATCAATGGCAACACATACTTACCCAACTGATTTGGGCTTGTTGATCGCAGAATAGCCATATGAGTTTCTCCTTACCGCTTCTTCTTGCGGGGCTTTCTTGGCTTGCCGCCGATCTTCTTCGGCTTGATCACTACCTTGGCATGGCTCTCGTCTCCACCACCCATACGCATGAACTTGTTGCCCACTCCCTGAGCGAGTTCTCGCGTGAGACGCTTGCGGATGATCGACAGGGTTCCCCTGTTTGCATTCACGGGAGTCTCCGCATAGGCATGGCAACCCCTGCCAACGCATCGGCTGAGGAACTTCCCGACGCGGGAGGCAAAGTTTCCCAAGCCCTCGTCAAGTTCCTGTGGTCCACCGATGATCTTCGCATTTGGGATCGTAGCCAATGCTGCTTTCTTGGCATCGGATTGATTCCTTGCAAAGACCTTGATCTTGCGGACATTGCGACCCTCTTCGCCAGGTAGCCTGTACTTGACGATGTAGGTTATCTCGCCTGTTCCCTTTTCGGAATCTTTCTTCGTGTTAGCCATGTTTCATCCTAGCATCGGCTTGTCCCCGTTGTTGAGAGCGGAGAGGTCGATCTTGTTGCTTATTGCAGGGCGGAAGGAGTTGATCGTAGGCTCCTGCCGTTCCTGCACGGGTTCTGGTCTGGTTTGGGTTGGTTGGTTTCTGAATGTTTCCTTGCCCCGCAGGACTTGCTCCACCATAGAGTTCTTGGGCTTGGGGTTGCTTGGCTTCGCAGAAACATTCTTATGCCTTGGCTGCTCGACTCTCTCCTCCTGCACCCTCTCATGGGTACGGACTGAGAATCTTTCTCTTGGCACGTTGAATCTGTCCTGTATTGATTCTGAAAGTTTCTTGAAGGTGGTGTTCTCAGGTAGGCGGGAAGCACCAAGACGCTTTATCTTGTCATCGGATGTAAATTTGTATTTCATTGCCTCATATGCCTCTTTGTCCTCAAATAGGTGAAGCACCGCATCGTTGTTCGAGTAGAGGGCAAACAAAGAATATTTACCCGATACATCGGGGTCGTTGCTCTCAAGTAGTATGTGCTGTATTGTAGAGTTCAGATTGCCCATAGTTCTTGTGATTCTCCTGCACTTTATTTATGAAGTTGGATGTACCAAAGAAAAGATCCTCCATTTCTGGAGGATCTCTTCGGCTTCATTGATCGACCTACTCAGTAGGTTGGCTTTGCCTTCATTGTTGGCTTGCCCATTGGCTTGCCCATTGGCTTCTTTGCAACAGGCTTCATGCCAGAGGGCTTTACAGCGGGCTTTGCTGCCATCTTCCTGTTGGTGGCAGCGGTCTTGCTTGCAGGAGCAAGCGATGCTGCATTGGGATTGGCAATGCCTTGACCAAACTGAGCAAGATAGTCAGCATGGGTTCCTGCATTGAGATGACGGGCAAGTTCCATTGGATTGAACTGAGCGACTGCTTCGATGATCTCAGCGAGTTCCTCTGAGATCTCGCCTGTCTCTGCAAAGTCTGCAAGGATCTCGGCAAGCCCGTCTTCGCCGTACATCTCGACGCCTTCTGCGAGGATCTCATCGATCTCGTCCCATTGCTCATCCTCGGAGATCGATGGAGAGGAAACCGTCTGGCTGTTTAGCCACTTGGCTAGTTCCATTCCATTCATTGCTCCACCGATGCGAGCATCGCCCCATTGAAGGGGCTTGTTTACACCCGCTCCAGTAGAGAGTCTTGGTGCTGAGGCTGCCGATGCCTTGGTGGTCTTGGTTGGGTTGCTTGTCTTTGCAATTCGCTTTCCTGCAATGCTGCTGACTCTAGCCTTTGCTCCCCTCGACAGCCACATGCTGTCGGTTTCGTCTAGAGTCTCCGTAGCGTCTTGAATCGACTCAAGGAGTGACTTGTATGAGTTTCTGTTGATTGCCATTTTGTGCCTTTCGTAGTTTCGAAACTAGTATTTTTTTCTGGCGGGTTCTAGAATGCCAGATTGATTTTTGTAAAATTATTTAGTATTTCTCGAATTGCAACCATCAAGGTTCTTCTTGCGGTTCAATGTCTTGATGAACATCTGATGCTTGAGATCGCGGATTCTTGCTCTTGCTGGTGTCTTCACTTTTGCCATGATGTAGTCTCCTGTTTACTTGGTCTTGAGTTTACCAGTTCTCTTGAGGTAGTTGTAGCGTGGACGCATTTCTCTTGCTGCTGCCACAGGATCTTCTGGTGTACGGAAAGTTCCCTTTCTGACATTGGCTGAGAACTCACGCATTCCTGCCTGATCCTTGCGCTTCTTGGCAACCTGATCAGGAGTCATCTGTGGCTTCTTCTTCTGCAAGCG